GTATCGTCAGCAGCAAAGGTAACTATTTTCTTTTCTTGCGGCAGCCACAGTTCCCAGAGTTCCGCGTACTCATACGCTTCGTCTTTGTCGTAAGCCGTTTCATTCCCAAGGCTAAACGTTTTAGGGTCGCCAGTTTCATTATTCCTTGATCTCCTTACTGCTTGTAAATCTTCAGTGTCTTTGTACAAATCCGAGTCTTTTACGCTTTGCAGCGGTAGGCGAAAGCGATTTCCCATGAAAGCACACTCGTCCATTCGCTGGGAGTTCATGTCGTGTACCCAGTCGTCAAGCGGAACGGTTTCGGCAAACGGCTGTCCTGCACGCTGCAAGAACCCTCGCATCGGTTTGGCAGACTCAGAAATGCCCACCTTAATGATGCCCATGCTAAACAGGGCATCAATAGTTGCGGTTCGCAGGGTGGTTTCAAAATCCATCTCCTGCAATAGGTGGTTTACCGCGTACTCAAATTCTTTTGCAAAAATGCGCAACTCTCGCTGCTTTGTGCCAATATTGACTACTGGCCGGCGGGAGGCAAGTTGACGCGAGTAGATGTTGATTGCCAACTCGATGAAGTTGACTGGCACACGGTCTGATGCACCCTGATCGGAGTAGTTGCGGCCGACGTACTCACGAACGGCAGCAAGTCTTCGTACACGGTATGGCTCAAGCCTCCTGCGGCTGTGGTTGACTGCGCTGATAAGGCGAGACACCTTGATGTTGCCGATATTTACCATTGCCTAGCCTTCTTCCTGCTGTTCTTTCTGTTTTTCCGCCGGTAAGCCAAAGTGCCATACTCAGGCTTTTTGTCCTCTTTTATCATCGGAGCGGGGGCTGTTTCGATCAGTTTTGCCGCCAGACTGTCTGCGATAACTCGGTCTCCATGGTTGTCTTTTGCTCCAGACGGGTCTGCTGAGTGCCGAGATCGGCTGTGCGCTACGCCGCCAGCCTGCGTAAAGACGTATTCTAAACACTCTTTGAGTGCTTCACGACTGCGGTTGATGAACTTTCCGTTTGACAAAAGCCTGCGGTAGTTGCCGAGCAAAGCAATCTTCTCTTCTTTGGTGCTGTACCAGCCGGGTATGTCGCTGGTTTTAGCAGAAACGGACTTGTCGTTGCGGCGGTAGTAGATATGACCATACCCCACCTCCATGACAACGTCTCCAAAGATCCGACCGGGGCCATTTGCTTCCCAGATTAGGTACGCCCCTGTTTCGGACTTGCCTCTGAACATTCGACATAACGCCACGACAGCCCGAGCAAACTGGTCCGGTCGCATGTTTGCGGTGCAAAATTCTGCAACTTTTTCTCCGTCTTTGCGTCTGACCACCGTAGCGACAGAGTTGCTGCTCCCTGTACCCGCCGCGATGTCCGCACCCACCACATAGTCACAGTCCATTGGTGGATTGTTGCGCTCATCCAGTTCGACCCAGAGTTGTATGGGGGCTTTCGGGTGAGTGGAGACGCTGAGTAGTCTGCCACTGTGGTCATGTTCCACTGAAATACATCGCAATGGGTTTTTGATGTTTGCATTGGCTTTGTCCAAAACCTCTTGGGGAAAGAATAAATACTCAGATCCAGCAAAGTCTAGGTCAAGTTCTTGCGCAACTTCTACCGGGTGCGTCCGTCTCTTGATTTCGTTTTGGTACCACGGCGAAGTAGGCTTGCCATCTGGGCCATATGCCAAATCTGCATTTTTTCTGGGATCTTGAGTCCAGTGAAACTTAATCGTTTTTGTCCGACCTGAATGCACGATGTCATAGAAGACGTTGCCCGACCCTTTCGGGGTGCTAATGAACCATCGGCTGTTAGTTGCATCAGCGGTCGCAGCGAGAACCTGACCACCATTTTCCACTGACGCAAACTCATCAAGCGCGATACAGGTCTTACGGTCACCCCGTGCCACATCACCCGTGGTAGATTCGCCAGTGATGGCACTTCCGTTGTCGTCATTGGTTAACCTCAACTTGGTTCTGGTGTAGTTCGGCGCGAGCCAACCGGGTAAGTGTTCTAGGAAAAAGTCAATCTTGGAAAACAAACTTGCGCTGTTGCCCGGTGAATCTACCAAACCCTCTTTACGACTGACAAGCAAAAGTGACTTGTCTGGTTTGAAGTGCCAGTACCAAGCAAACACTGTTGTGGTAAGCCAAGACGCTCCCATGTCACGAGATTTAACCATGGCAAGGTCATGGCCAGTCTCAATCGACTCGATCATTGCGTCGATTGCCTGTTCCTGAAACGGGTATAAAATGAAAGGGCGTGCTGCCGGATCTAGCCGAGGGTCGAGGGTGTAACCAAATGCATTGATGTAAAAGAAGATGTCTCGGTTACACATCTTCCAAAGTTCGGACTGTGTTTCTGGGCTGCCAGCAGCAGATCGCAGTAACTCGCGCCGAAAGTCAAGGTTCTTCTGGAGCGCCGTCGGGACTAGATGGTTGTACGGGTGGTTCGAGATAATTAATCGCTCTCTTCAAATTCTCTGCGCAGTCTCCCAGAAATCCCAAACCTCTGTTGGTAGAGCCGTTCAGCAAGCCACGAATCTGTCCAGTCCGGTGACAGTGATCCACATGGCAAGTTTTTGCATCCAACTTTTGGAGCGTCACTGGATCTTTCCCGTCCTGCTGATCCCAAAGATCCCACCACATTTCCTTTGTCATCCCGAACTTTTTTTTCATCTTGTCCCATCTCTGGCACTCCTTGCAAATTAAGTTGGGATACGACTTACCATTTTTCTTAGTAGACCAAGAAAACTCACTACTCGGCAGAACCTTCAGGCACACCCGACACTTGCACTGGTGTTTCTTCTCGCTCAAGCGAAGCCTCCAAGCGCGCGAGGATTTCAAGTTCCTCTTTACCATCATCGGAAAAGCGCGCTTCGGCATCGAGTTGTTGACGGGTAGGCATCAACTTTGACCAGATTTGAGAATAAAAAGTTGCAGAGTTAGAAGGCGAAGTTTGCACCCACTTGAGAAGACCAACTGCACCCTTGCTCGGCACACTACTTCTAGGTATCGAACCCACTGGGACGGCTGCGTACTCAAAGACGAAAGCCGCAGCCTCTCTCTCTGAGCAACTACCCGCCGGGGCAGAGAGGGAAAGTTCAGCGTACGGACACGGAGCCGCCTTTTCAGGAAGTTTGGATCTCTTACCGGGTTGTAAAGAGAGGACTTCTTCATACGCCTTGGCTGCTGCTTCTTTAGGCTCTAAGCCCTCTCCTTTTAATTTGTCCCTGAGTTCTAGGTATTTGTTCCAGACACCCAGTTCTGTCAACTGAGCCTTGATGTCTGCTTTGTTCACTTTTTGCCCTTTTTACGATTAGCGTCACGAGAAACAACACGCAAATTTTTTGCGCCGTTACCGCCACCCTTGGCCAGTGGAGTTTTGTGATCCACTTCACGAGGGTCGCCAACCTTCAGTTTTTTCTTGCGACGAGCCAAGACTCTCAGCGACCGCGCCTTTCTTGCGCTTGTGCTACTGTGAAACTTCTTGTACTCACGTTTGTAATCACGCACGTTTACTTGCCTGCTTTACACCTTTTTTCCAACTAATCCTTGCCGGGCCAGTCTTCTTTTTCTTTGAAGCGTTGCACTGAGCCATAGTGGGGCGACAGGCTGGGTAGGGTCTTTTTGACCCACCCTTCGCCGATTTGCGCCCACAAGGTTTGCCGGTTTTGCAATCAACCCAGCCTTTGCCCTTGTTCTGAGCAAACCATTGGCGGAGTCCACCGCCTGTGTTTGCCATGCGTGCCATTACATGCCTCTACGCTTGTTTTTCTTTGCACCAGCAATCACATCAGCACGGGTAATCTTGTCCCGTGGTTCTGCCAAAGCAGCCAGTCCCATCTTCATGCGACCACGCATGCCCTTCTTCTTCTTTTTCATGCCTTCCATGCCGGTGATATCTTTACCGCCCATGCCGTATTTCATTACTTCTTGCCCTTCTTCCAACCGCCACCTTTGGACTTGTACCACTTTGCAGCCCATCCGTTGGCGTATGCGGATGGGTACACCTTAAACTTAGATTTAGCCAGCGACTTTGCTCGGCTCCACAACGATGGGTTTGTTGGTTTGTTAGCCACATGCACCCCAGTTTGAAATTACTTTGAGAATGGCATTGAAGCCGTTGTTTGTCTGGTAGTGGTATCGGTAAGAAGCCACATCCCCAAGAACTTGTAACAAATCTTCAAAACCTACAATTCCGTCTTCGTTAAGGTCAGACGGACACGAGTTGTCTGCGTCGTACTCGACTTGGTATGGCGATGGTTCGCACGGGTGGTCATTGCCACAAGCAAAGCGCACAACGCCAGAAGAGACGAACCTGTCGGGACCGGTGAACCTAGCGATATGAAACGAACCCGGCCACTTCTCGCTCATCCAATCAACGTCAGCGTTCCAGCGGATCAGGT